GGATCAGTTTTCTTAATAAGATGACCTATACCTAGTGTTGGTAATTTTAAATGATCTAAATAAATTTCACCAACATTCCCCTCGTCAGCTTCTATTTCTTGTCTTAATCTATCGATATCCATTATCTTCTCCTTTGTCTTTTTCTTAAACTTTCTATATGCTTAAAATAAAAATAAGTACCTATATTATTAAAAAACTTGCTTAAAGATAGCCAAAACCACATCATTTGGTAAGACCTTTTTGCTTCTCATATGTCCTAAGTCCTCCAATTCCTAACATGCCACCAAGAACAGTTAAAAGTGTGCCCATATCAAATTCAGGCAGTTCTGGTAATTCTGCACCTGCAAATGTAGCTCCAAATATAATCAAATCTTTTATAATAAAATGATATGCAAACGCAATCGCACATACCCACCCAACTGCTGGTCTCCAGCCGCCCTTGAATATAGAACCAGATTGCGCTTCTGCTTTATTTATCTCTAACTGAGCAAGCATCGCCTCCTGCGCATGTTTCTCGGACATTGTGGCTATTTCATGAGCCAATTTAGCTTTTTGGTCTGCGTCTGGTATAAATTTATCTAAAAGTCCTGTAACTGGACCTATTAAAGCTTGTAACATTAATACACCCTCACTTTATCTGTATCTACAAAAGGAATTAGTTTACAAATACATTCATATTTTTGTGGCTCGCTTTCCTTCATGTAAGTTTGATTATTTAATTTATCCCTATAATCTATGCAGTAGTTTACATTTTCAAAGTAAATACCGCCAGTAGCTATTCCATTTAATGTACATGCAAGCATAAATGCTGTCATTACAAATCAACCTGTGGTGTTCTATGTATAGCAAACTCTTGTATACTTGCTACAACATGAAGCCTGTTAGCCGTACCTGCCTCTATATAAAGAGACTCTCCTTCTTTAAGCGCCAAGTCTCTGGTTAATAACTCTTCTGTTCCATGACCAGCAACTGTTTTGTCAAATAATTCAAAGTCATTATTACTAGCATCTCTTATAAAGACTCTTAATGTTTCGCTATTATTGCTGTGTTCATGAGCTATTATTGATGTAATAACAGAGCTGTTAAAATCAGCACCACTAGGTGCTGTATATAATATGGCAGCAGTAGTAGGCGCAATAAGTTTTGCGTTTGTTATTCCTAAAACATATTGTGGTATAGTAGAAACTAACATTATCTTTTACCATCCTGCCTTACATTTATTTGTGGTGTTCCAAGTTTAAACTTTGTTCCCAGATCACTTGACTGTAATCTTAAAGCAAATGTTTTGCCTCTAACTCTAAAATCTAATTTTTCTGTATATACCTCAACAGGACTTGTTGCTGTCCTTTGTGTGTTGCCTGTAGATGTCTGCTCTATACCTGATCCAGAATATCTCTGAGACTTTATTGTAAAATCAACTGATGGATTTATTGATGTAGAACCACTAAAGTTTACATCTGGCACTACTTCATTTAAAAAAGAAAAGCCTTGATCTTGACTAAACTTCATTGGGGCAGATTCGACAAAAGCTGTCATAGCAGATCCATCATCATCATAGCCTGTCTCATGATTGTATAAATACTGATTACCAGCAGCTATAGGCAATGTTCTTATGCCTCTATCTATCCATGCCTGTCTAGCAAGTGTACCAAAGTACCAAACATTTTCAGAATAATTAAATGTTACATAAGAGTCTATTTCTGTAGAACTAGCACTTGGATAAAACCACATTATTTCGCTGAACTCTGAATTAACACCTACATGTACCTTGTCTGTTTCTTCAAAGTTAAAATTTAAAAACACTTTATCTTTTACAGAGCATGAAAGTTGCTGTGTTCCGCCACCAGAGTATCCATAAAAAGTATCAACACCCATCCAATAAACAGAGTCATCAACAGCTATGGCTGCCGCAGAACTCATAATTGTTATGTTCTTTGAAAGTTCTTTAATACCAAATGTAAAAGGTGGTCCAATAAACCTCATAGAATGAACACTTTTATTCGTAAAAACTAGTATCTCTTCTTTAGTTTCTACAGCTTGTACAAAGGTTGATCCACCACCAAGTCTTAAATCTCCTGCTGTATTTGTTGTAGTAGGAAACCAATCAACAGGATTTTCTTGTGAAGAAAACCTTACTAATAATGGATCTTGAACACCGTTGCCCTGTGTTGCTCCAGCTGTTGCCCCTAAACCATCACAACCAAATGCTATAATATGCCTGTCTGCATCAGAAACAATTACCTGTTTTGCTATTTGTGGAACGCTGGTTCTGGTTCCCCCAAGACCACTTGCACTTAACTCAACCGCATTAGCAAAGCCTAATGATCTATCCCAATAATATAAACCACCATCTCTTGGATTAATAATTAAATCTTCACCAAAGTTATCATGTGACCACAATCTAATTTGTGCACCGGGAACAGTGATTGAAGCTGCACTACCCCAACCTACGAAATCATCTGTAGATAATGTGTTACCTTTGGCTAATCTAACTAATGACCCATTATCATGAGTTGTCGCAGTTGTTCCACTATGCCCTCGTGTAACTGTCATTGTGTTGTCATCTGCCGATGCAGTTATTAACATTAATTCATTACCAACAAGAATTACATCTCCATCTGTAGTCATTCCTGTTTCATCAACAACATCAACATCTGTTTCACTTGCATCTAAAGCTTCATTTAAAGTTGTTGCCAAAGCACTACTAGTTGTACCGCCCCATTGTCCAGCACCCCAACCAGTACCACCAACAGTTACATCTAAACCCGTATTGAGTTGATATTCACCAACAACACTAGATCCGCCATTACCAGTATCTGATGAGTTAGCAGCTATACTTGATGTTATTGTATAAGAATTAGAGCTTATCAAAGAAGTAATTTGATACTCTTGATTTAAAACATTAGCTGTTAAATTACCACCTAAACTAGATGCACCTGAAAAGGTAACAAAGTCATTTTCATTTGCACCATGTGCTGGGTCAGAAACTGTTATTGTTGTTGAGCCATTAGTAGCACTAAAAGTTATATCCCCTGCAGCAGTAGTATTTCTTATAGGAGTTATGTCATTAAATGTTTGACCTTCTTCTATATAATACTTTAAATGAGTACCAATACCTAAGAAATCAGATCCATCTAAAGCAACCCAATTATGCAGCCTTCTTGCTGTACCTTGAAAAGTATTAGAGGAATATTTTATCCAACCACCTATTTTTTCTGGTGTTCCAAGCCTAAACCTTATTTTGTCACAGTCTACAAAGCCACCTTCATTACTAAAAGGAGTAATGTCTGAAACAATTCCTGACTTAAATTTTAAAGGTATATAAGCCATTAACCTATTCTCCCTGCTACTGTACCATTATTTGTTAATGATACATTGCTTTGTCCTAAAATGTAATAGCCTTTGGTGCCACCAGCTGAACCCGTTACACCATTTGTAGGTGCAGATGCTGGAAAAGTAACACTTGTTCCCGAACCATTTGTACCTGTTGATCCAGTAGAACCATCGGCACCCAAAGCTCCTCCAGCACCACCAGCACCACCATTTCCTGCATTGTTTGTTCCAGTAGATCCACTTGACCCAGAACCAGCTGATTGAGCAAAACCTTGACCAACACCACCTGCACCACCTGAGCCACCCGCTTGAGTAGCTAAACATGTACCAGAAACAGAACCACCCATTGAATTATATCTCAAATTAGGAGCAGTTGTTCCTTGATGCGCAGTGGTGCTGTAAATTGTAAAATAAGTTGTTGTAGATGCTGTAATTCCTGCAACACCACTATTTGACGTTGTGGAACCTCCGGATACCGAAGTTCCCTCACTTGAGGTGCTTGTGCTTACAGAAATTGTTGGATTTCCATAACCGGTTCCATATTGAGTAGACATATAAGCATTGACTGTATAAACACCAGTGGTGTTTGTTTGTGCAGAAAAATATATAGGGCCTCTATTTGCACAGTTACCAGATAAACCTGTTCCTGCTCCTCCTAAAGAATTTATATCAAATTGTGCAGGATTTATTCCACGACTAAATTGTGCCCCAATACCACCCCATAGTCTATCTGCAACCTCCCCTCTACCATCTAAATCATTTCCAGAATTACCATAAACTGTAAACCAACTAGGAGAATTGCTTTGTGGTGTAGATGTTCCACCACCACCTTCATCAACTAAATTAGAAAATGTAGCATTAGCAGTGTAAACACCTTTACCACCTGTTCCGCCAGTGCCTCCACCACCACCGCCTCCTTTGAGGTTAGCACCACTGTTGTTATTTAATGTTATAGCAACATCTGCTTTTAAAGCTGTTCCGCCATCAGAACTAGCAGCACCGCCTTGTCCGTAAATATTACCATTGTTTGTTACTGTTATGGTGCCAGAACCACCAGTTGCTAAATCAATAGCTGGTGTGCCTGATGCTGTGCTATAAACAGTAACGCCTGCATTTACAATTATAGTTTTAGGATAATCTACTGCGTAATCATCACCGAATATGCCTGTACCAGATTGTTGTGTGGCATTAGACGAAAAAGTTTTCTGCCATCCTTTGGCTTGAGAATAGAAATCATTAAAGCTTATGGCACCACTTGTAGGAACACCAGCTGCTAAGTTTGTTGCTGTATTATTAGCAGCATTAGACCTTACATTAGTATTAGCTCCACGATAATAACTAGCCATGTCAACGGCTGCACTGCCACCAACAAATTCAGTTCTTATATCTGAAGCTGATATTGCACCCGAAGCCGCTAAAGTCATTATGGAGTTCCAAAAGCTGTTATGTTATCCGCTGAAGTTATCACCATTTGATGCTAGTTTAAAAACTGTTGTTCCATTATATTTAAAAAGAAGATCATTATCACCAGTATCTAGTTCTATTGCCCATTTACTAGAACCAAAAAGTATTGAATTACCATTTGTGTCTAAGTCACCACCAAGTTGTGGCGTTGTATCATTTATTAAATCTGTAGGAACTAAAGCAACATTTGCATTTGACCCTGTTCCATCTGCATAAACAATTTTAGTTGTTCCGTCAATTATTGATACAGTTGTACCTGAACCGCCGCCTTGCTTTATTGTAGCTGTTTGACCAGTACTATTCTTAAATATATACCATTTTTGTTGATCATTAGGATCAATGGTAAGATTAAACGCTGTTGCAGGTGTTCCAGAAAGTATAACTATTTTATAATGACCATTTGACAATGTTCCGTCACTGGCAGTTAAAGTAGTGTTTCCGCTAATTGTTAAGGTTAACACGCCATTTACGGTTCTATCTATAATATCTAAATTATTATTAGTTGTGTCGCCCCAAGTTCCAGCCTGTTCGCCAGAACCTATCTTTTCTAAACCGCTATTGTTAGTGTATGTACTTGCCATTTTTACCTCATTCTACTTCTATTTCAGTCCATATATCTGAACCAGAAGGGGTTGCCTGTGTCCATGATTCTGTTCCGCTTGGTGTAATGGTAACATAGTTTTCTGGACTTGCTCCTGCATTTATATCTTCAAATAACAATTCACCAAATGTATCTTGAGTAAAGTTCAAGTCTTTAGTGGCAACACCTGATCCTATCATAATACCATTTGTAGTTTTTGTAAATGCAGACTCAATATCAGGTGAGCTTGTTTGAATTCTTGTTCCAATAGAAGACTCATTAAAGTTAAAATTAACTTCTGAGCTTGCACCAGCACTAATGTAAATACCTGTTGATGTTTGAGTGGCAGTCGAATTCATAGAAGAGATGCCAGACATTATGCCTACACCTGCATTTGCAGATGAGGCAATACCACTCATTTCAGACACACCTGCTAATAGAATACTTTGATCTGATAGAGCGTATTCAGATAGAGCAGATGCACCTAACATTAACTAGCCTTTTCTTCTTTAGGCTCTTCTTCACCTTTAACAGATTGTATCAATGAGTTTGTAAAAGCATTTTGAGCCACAGTCACTTGGTCTAATTGAAACTTTAGACTAGCGGCTTTGGTTTGTAAGTCTTTTATCTGATTGATAAAATAGTTCTGGTCTTGAGATAAGTCTTCTTGATTA